GGAGGCAATGTTGGACCTACGATCTAGGTTCTTCAAGAGGATTGACGAGCTTTCAGAGACAAACGCCACTCATCTCGTCTCTGGTTCGTGCGGTGACTACGCCGAATACAAAATGATGGTTGGCAAACTCGCAGGACTCCAGCAGGCACGCCAGGAATTCCAGGAAATCTGGGACAAACTGGTGCAACAAGCCGAAGAGGACTGACGCAAACGCTGCTCTAGCGCAAAAAGGACAACATGAATACACTCCCAACCCCGGTTGGCTACAAGATCCTCGTCAAGATGCGTAAAGTTGTCGAGGAAAAGACCAAAAGCGGGCTGTACCTTCCTGACCAGACCAAGCAGGACGAGAATACCGCCTCCCTTGTTGCTCAGGTACTCGCTATCGGGTCTGATTGCTACAAAGATCCGGTCAGATTCCCGAATGGTGCGTGGTGTTCTGTGGGGGATCACATCATTCTCCGCAGTTATTCCGGCACTCGCATGAAGATTGATGGAGATGAGTACCGTCTCATCAACGACGACACGCCCGAGGCTGTTGTCCCCAACCCTGACAGTGTAGAGAGGGTCTGATGCCAGAAGAATACATGGAATCTGAACTCATTCTTCCCGGCGCTCAGGATGAATCCAAGGAATCTCCCGCTCAGGCCGAAGAAGAACTGGATATTGAGGTAGTTGACGACACTCCTCCTGAGGATCGCCGCCCTCCTCGCGACGAAACCAGGGAAGCAGCGCCGCAGAACGAAGAAGACGAACTCAAGAACTACTCCGAGAGCGTTCAGAAGCGGATCAAGCGCCTGAAGTACGAGTTTCATGAGGAGCGCCGCCAGAAAGAGCGTGCGGATCGGGAGAAACTTGAAGCACTCAACTATGCTTCCGCCCTTCAGCAGCAGATCGAGCAGTTCCGTCAGCAGAACGAGGCCAGCCAGCGTGCGTTGATCCACACTACGGTCAGGCAAAAGGCTTCCGACCTGGATGCTGCGAAGAAAGAACTGCGCGAGGCGTATGAGGCTGGCGACACGGACAAGATGGCTTCGGCGCAAGAGAAGATCGCCGTACTTGCCAACGAAAAGCGTGCGCTTGAATCGTACACCCCGCCTCCCAGCCAGGGTGTAAGCTATTTACAGCCACAAGAAACACAGCAAGCGTATGTGCCTCCTCAGCCTGCACCTCAACCTCAGGCACCACAGGTATCAGCCAAGGCTGTGTTGTGGAAGGAGCGTAATCCATGGTTCGGCCAGGACATGGCGCTTACCGGGTACGCGATTGACATTCACAGCAAGTTGGTTTCCGCTGGAGTTGATCCAGAATCTGATCAGTACTACGAGGCTATCGACGGCGCTGTGAGTCAATTCAAGAACAACATCCCTGGGACGCAGGAGCAAGAGAAGCCTGCCACCCCAGCACCAGCAAAGCCCAAGAACGGAGTCGTCATTAGCTCGTCTCGTACGCCTAGTGGTCAGACCCGCACCAAAGTCCAGCTTACCGAGTCGGCTCTCGCCGTCGCCAAGCGCCTGGGTATCACTCCCCAGCAGTACGCAAAAGAACTACTGAAGCAGCAGAAGGAGATGGAATAGCATGAAGCCGAACCGTGAGTTGGAAACCCGCGAATCTCAGTCGCGCACCGAAACTTGGAAACCGCCCTCGTTGTTGCCTGACCCCGCCCCCAGTTCTGACTGGGTGTTCCGCTGGGTTCGTAAATCGATTCGTGGTGAGTCTGACCCCTCGAACGTGTCCATGCGCCTCCGTGAAGGCTGGACCGTTGCCAGAGCAGAAGATCATCCTGAGATCATGGCAGAGATCATCATGAACGAATCGAAGAATGGCACCATTGAGATCGGTGGCCTGATTCTCTGTAAAACTGCTCGGTCCATGGCGGAACAAAGAACTCGTTATTACGAGGATTTGACCCGCAGGCAGGCCGATGCGGTAAACAATAATCTCATGAAGGAGAATGACTCTCGTATGCCGCTGTTCAAGGACAGCAGCACGAAGGTCACCTTCGGAACAGGAAATTAGAGGATAGACATGGCTTCCACCGCTACTCCCTACGGCCTGATCCCCTACGAGTTGGCTGGCGGCGCTCTTCGTGCCGCTGCTCGGAAGTTCCCCATCGGGGCGGACAACACGAACGCCATCTACTTTGGATCGCCCGTTAGCTTGAACTCCGGCGTCATCACTGTGTGTGGCGCTACCCCCACGACCACCCGGAACACGAATACCCCTGTCGGCATCTTTGTCGGCTGCGAGTATGTCGATGCTACGGGTCGTCCCACTTGGGCGCAGTATCTCCCGGCCACCGCGACCACGGCTGGCCTGACCAAGATCTATGTGTACGTTGTTGACGATCCCAGGGTTGTCCTCAAGGTGCAGGCGAACGGCACCGTCGCCACCACGGACCTTGGCAAGAATGCTCCGCTCACCGCTGTCACTTCTGGCTCCACTGTCAGCGGCAACTCGACGGCTTCTCTGCTTGCCGCCTCGATTGCCACGACGAACACGCTGGCTGTGAAGATCATTGGCTTCGTGGACTCGCCGTACTCGACGGCTGGCGATGCCTACACTGACTGTCTCGTTGTCTGGAACCAGGGCGTCCACGCCTACCAGAACGCGACGGGCGCGTAAGAACTGAACAAGGAAAGGAGAATCAATCATGGCGATTACTCGTTCACAGATGTTGAAAGAGCTTGTCCCTGGCCTGAACGCCTTGTTCGGTCTGGAGTATGCTCGGTACGGCGAAGAGCATAAGGAGATCTTCGAGATCTCTAGCTCGGAACGCGCCTTTGAAGAAGAAGTGAAGCTGTCTGGCTTTGGCACTGCCCCGGTTAAGTCCGAAGGTGGCGCGATTGCCTACGACAACGCGCAGGAAGCGTATACCTCCCGGTACACGCACGAGACGATTGCTCTCGGCTTTGCGATCACCGAAGAAGCGATGGAAGACAACCTGTATGTCTCCGTTGCCCAGCGGTACACCAAGGCTCTGGCGCGTGCGTTTGCCAACACCAAGCAGGTGAAGGGCGCGAACGTGTTGAACAATGCGTTCTCGGCTTCGTACACCGGCGGTGACGGCAAGCGTCTCTGCGCTACGGATCACCCGCTCATCACGGGTGGCACGAACTCCAACCGTCCGACGACTGGCGCTGACCTCAACGAAACCTCGCTTGAGGCTGCGATCATCCAGATCGCCGGGTGGACGGACGAACGTGGCCTGCTGATCGCTGCGAAGCCCCGCAAGCTGATCGTCCCGCCCGCTCTGATGTTCGTTGCGGAGCGCCTGTTGAAGTCGGTTCTGCGGACCAGCACCGCTGACAACGACATCAACGCGATCTACAACCTGTCGTCGGTGCCGGAAGGCTACACGGTCAACCACTGGCTGACGGACACGAATGCGTGGTTCCTGAAGACGGATGTGCCGAACGGCCTGAAGATGTTCGAGCGTGTTGCGCTGAAGACCTCGGCGGAAGGCGACTTCGAGACGGGCAATATGCGGTACAAGGGACGCGAGCGCTATTCAGTAGGTTATTCTGACCCCCTTGGGGTGTATGGTAGCCCTGGCGCTTCCTAAACCATCAAAACAAATGAGTTAGTCCTGGTTTGACATTCTTGGAAATTTGGTGCAATATGATGTCATGGATGTCATCACCAGAAGCCAGGCTATAGAACAAGGACTAACCCACTACTTCACAGGCAAGCCCTGCCCAAGAGGACACATTGCTCAACGCTTTGTGTCCTCTTTTGGTTGTGTGGAGTGTGGTTTTCTTTTTTCAACCGCTCAAAGGGAAGCTCTTACCGAAGATCAGAAGGTGGTCTTGCGAGAGAAAAAGAATGCTATCCGAAGGCTTGAGGCCGCAGAAAAGAAGCGGATCAAAGATCTTGTCGAGGCCGACAGGCTGAATTCCGTCAAAGAGATCATGCTCTCTATGGGGTTCGATCTCCCGTTCACCAGAGCGAAAGCTAAAGAATCTGGTTCAAAGTTTTACTTCAATGGAATTAGTTGCCAAAGAGGCCATATCAATAAGCGGTACGCCGACTCTGGTGGTTGCTATGTGTGCCAAGTTGAAAACAACAAGATCAACAGGCAGAAGCCAGAGCAGAAGCCCATGGTCTTGGCCAGAAAGAGAAAGGACTACTACAAAAATAAGGACAAAAGGGATGCCTCTATGAAGAGGTATGCTTTAGCAAACAAGGAGCGCATCAACCAAAGGGCCAGAGAATACCAAAAGAAGAATCCTCATGTATTCCGAGCTTCTGGCTCCTTCCGCCGCGCCCGTCTCCGCAACGCCACCCCTCCCTGGATCACCTCTCAGATGCGCGAGGACATCAAATCCCTCCATGCACAAGCCGAACTTCTAGAACTTGAAACTGGTATACAATTCGATGTAGATCATATTGTTCAGCTTGACGGGAGAACTGTCTGTGGTCTCCATGTTCCTTGGAACCTCAGGCTCCTGAAACACTCGGACAATATATCCAGACCCAAGCACTTCGTCGATCATCATCTCGGCAGGTGCGAGGATACAATCAACTACACCCTCGTTCAGACTGCACAGCAGACGTTCTGGGAGACGGAACGAGGATTCCCCCAGAAGGAGAATCTCAATGGCTAACACTTCCTTTAGCGGTCCCGTACGGAGCCAGAACGGTTTCCAGGGCTACAGCAGCGATGCTTCCGCGAATGTTTCTTTGACCCTCAGCGCCCAGGGTACTGGTGTTGTACTGAACACCTCCAGTGTCCCGTTCTTTGAGGCGAACCCGGCCGCGGTGACCACGGCTGGCGTTGTGACCTACACCCCGGCGCAACTCAAGACCGGGTTCATCCTCCGCGATCCGAACGGCGCTGGCCGTAGCGATGTCTTCCCGACTGCCGCCGATCTCCTTGCCGCTGTTCCTGGCGCTGTCGTTGGCACCTCGTTTATCGTCACGATCCGCAACACGGCTGACGCTGCCGAGACGATCACGATGACGACGAACACGGGCCTGACCTTGAGCGGCACGATGACGATTGCCCAGAACGCGCAGAAGGACTTCCTCTTGAACTTCACGGATGTCACTACCGCCGCTGTGACGATCTACAGCATGGGAAGCGTGACGTTCTAGTATAGAGAAGGAGGGGCGCTATGGGTAAGCCCGTTCGCATTGCTGTGACTGGGGTTGCTACTAGCGCCCCAGTTCCTTTGAGTACATTGACGGACTCTCCGTTCAATGTGACGCTCGGTGTTTATGGTGGTGCCGGGTGTACCTACACGATTCAGTTCACACTGGACGATGTCTTTGCTTCAGGGTACAGTGCTGGATCCGGCACTTGGATTGACCACCCTGATGCCACCACTCAGACCGGGAACACGGTCGTCATGCTTGTCTCTCCCGTCACGGCAGTCAGGTTGAACCAGACTATCGGCGCGGCGGCAAGTACGTTCTTTGTCTGTCAGTCCGGGAACATGGAGTAGCCAATGGGAAACATTACGATTCAAGGTGATCTGACCGGGGATGTTCCTGGCGGCGAAGTCGGCGGCGCGTCCAACCTGACAACTGTCGGCGCTATCCCCTACGTCTCGGCGGCGGGGACGCTGAATCAAGACCCTACGGCGCTGTTCTGGGATGCAGCGAACAATCGGTTGGGGGTGGGGACGAATGCGCCGAGTGCGACTTTAGAGGTATCTGGTTCTGCACCTGGATTTACCGTCACGCGCACATCTATCTCAGCCTTTACTTTGGATAACTCTGGTTCATCCTGGCGACTTGCATCCACTGGAAATCAAGCACTTGCATTTTTTGCCAACTCGGCAGAACGTGGGCGATTTGCGTCAACCACCGGCAACCTCCTCATCGGCACCACTACCGACTCCAACTACAAGCTCGACGTAGCTGCTTCGGGCAGCGCCGGAACGGCGCGGTTCTACGGCGGGTCGGGGGT